TTCATTTAACTGATTATTAGTCATCGGCCACTGATAATGCGGATCAAGTATTTCATTTGGCAGAAGTACAAGCCAATCGAGCATCGGATCGCCATAAAAATTAAATGCGACTAAATCAGGACGATCTCCTTCATTAACATCATATGTAAAAAATGGTATTAGAGCGCGCTTATAGAAATCACGAAGTATGAATCGTTTTGTCACATCTGTAGCAAATATAGAATTGCTAAGAGATGGTAAATTATATTCTACTAGCGGGAAATTGCTAAAATATGATGCCATCTATTTTTACCTATTATAATGATCAATTTGATCTTTTGTCACTATGTCGGTTTCTTTAAAGGTCATAGTTATATCTATTTTATTTGGCATCAATGGAGCTGAAGGATCCTTTATTGATGCGACATAAGCAGGAAAATTCATCGGATGATAATTTACATTAAGATTTTGCAATACACATTCACCGATTGTAAATAAACGTTTTGTTAAACCTGAAGGTCCCGTAAAAAATTCATTATTATTTAATTGTCCGGCAGCTGTTTTATCGGCCTGAGAAAATTCTATCTCAAATACATTGGGATATTCAAAAAAAGCTCTTGACGCCGCACCAAATGATCGAATACCTTCTGCTACTCCTTGCGCTGTTTCGGAAAATAAAGGACCTAATAAATTGCCTGCAACTTCTGGTGCTGCTGTACCGACACCGTATTTTGGATGCATTGCTCTTTTTATTTGATAGATTATATTCATCATAGTTTTTGCTTCATCATAATTTCTAGGTGATAATTCAAAAGTAAATGTATGTTCTCTGTGATTTACACCTTGAAATAATATAACTTTGTGAGGATTTGCAACTACACCGGTCAAGTTTGCAATTATCGACTGACCTAGTGCTCCCGTTTGACCCGCTGCAAGAGCTGCACCACCTACGGCAGCAGCTCCAGCCAGCCTGCCGGCTTGACCGGATGATTGCCCTTGGATAGTTTGAAATATTGAATTTATTTCATTTCGAACAGAAGTCAATATACGACTAACAGTTTGTCCGGGAGTTTGACTAGCTAATGCTTGTGATATTTGCTGAATACCTGTTCCGATAGCTGATGCTGCTTGACCCGCATCCGCTATAGATGCGGCGTGTGTAAGCAATTCACCTAATGCTGAAAGATTTGGATTTGCATAGTCCATTGTATAATTAGCCACAAGTGATGTTGGCATGGGTAGGGTAATATGCGCTATTCGTCGGGCAGCATTTCTAGTACTTTGTCCAAATATTTGACTATCGGATTCAAGAGATGATGTTCTAGTTATGCTTCTAAATTCTTTAATCAAAAATGATACATGATGATCTATATGAGTATAATCTCTAGGGAAATAAAGAATTTGTCCTATACCAGTTGTTGGATTTCTTCTAGGCCTGACAGCGCCTGGTGTAAATTGAAAAATAGGACCCTGGCCGAGTAGACCGCCTATGTTTATACCGTATCTACCTGACATGTTTGAAAACCATCCCTTCTAGTTAGGGTTATTTATGCCATACATAAACGGTGGCATACAAAGGACGTTATCAACCAGCAAGACCTGAAAAATATCGCGGCGATCCTAGAAACATTGTGTATAGGTCGCTATGGGAACGTCGCGTCATGGTCGAATTTGATACAAATGACAATGTACTCGAATGGGCCTCAGAGGAGATCCAGATACCCTATGTATCGCCAATAGATGGAAAGCGTCACCGTTATTTTCCAGATTTTGTTGTAAAAATGCGAGATCGTGACGGAAAAGTGATTGTAAAAATGATAGAAGTAAAACCACTAGCGCAAACTAAACCGCCACCACCACATCAAACAGGTAAAAGACCAAGTCGAAAGTATTTGACAGAGGTTACCACATATGGGATAAATAGCGCAAAGTGGAAAGCTGCCCAAGAATATTGTAGAGACCGTGGGTGGGAATTTGTGATAATCACGGAGAGGGAGCTAAAGCTCAAATAATGGTCAATTATGTCTTTGATAATATTCTGACTCAAGGTGAGAAGCAAGGACTTCTTCCCAATAAGACACAGCAATCGCGTAACTGGTTTCGCGCACAGGCCAGCAAAGTTGCTATGGGACCAAATGCTCTTATGGCGGAAGATCGTAGTGCAATGGTCACCGTACCAATGATTGGTCAGATGTACCTATTTGCTTATGATCCAAAGACTAAAGAAAAACTACCCTATTATGATAGATACCCTCTCGTATTTCCATTTGATTCTACTCGCACCGGTGGTCGTGCTGCAGGTACCTCATCATCGCAAGGTTTCATGGGTCTAAATATGCATTACCTTCCGTTACGTCTTCGTGCCAGATTGATGGATGCGCTTTACACGGTGATAAGTGATGAGAAATACGATGAGCGCACACATCTACAGATATCATATAAGCTACTCAGCTCTGTCACACGATATCGCTTCTATAAACCATGCATCAAGCAATATCTTTTCTCACATGTTAGAACGAGATATTTTCGCGTAGACCCAAAATCGTGGGATATAGCATTATTCATGCCGCTTGAAAGATTTACAGGCGCAAGCATAACAGCTGTTCATCGCGACAGCTATTCAAAGGTACAGTGATATGGCAAATCGTAGGTTTAACGTATCAGAATTTACTGCTGAGATAGGTAGGAAAGGTGTCGCAAAAACAAACCTCTTCTCCGTATCAATCACACTACCTGAGGCCCTTCGATTTCTATTTGATACGTCTGTTATACCGTTGCGCGTTGAATCAGCCTCTATTCCACAACGCAGCTTGATGACCTTGACACAAAGATATTATGGCCCAGAGCGCAAAATACCTTATTCATTCATGAATCAAACCATGCGATTGAATATAGTTCTTAGCGATACTATGGTTGAGCGCGAAATATTTATGGCCTGGCAAGACCTAGCAACGTCAGGTGGTTTTATTGGTGGTTATCGCAAATCTCGAAATAGACCTTTAGGATTTACAAATAAAGGGTTTCATAATTCGACATATTATGATGAGATTACAGGTCTCGTCGATATATTACAATTTGCTGAAAATCCTACAAATCAAGTTCCGTCAGCAATTGAAATAGCTAGTGGTGTATTGCAAGGTGATATCCTTAATTTGCTACAGGATCTTTATCAATCATATAGTCCAATATTTCAAAATTACTATGGTCCAAATGATAGACCTATATTTCCACGTTATCGAATACAGCTACAAGAAGCATATCCATTACAGATATCAGACGTAGTAATGGACTGGAGTCAAGATGGTATTGCAAAACTTGCTGTTGATATAGAATATTTTGTGGCCACAGAACGTCACCCAGAATCTTTGCCGATGGAAGCACTAACAGCCATAGAAAGCTTGGGTCGCGGAATTATAGGCGGACTAAATCAATTTGGTCCAATACTTGGATTATTTCGGAGAGAGGGATTAGCTGGTGGCGCGCGCGCTCTAGCACAACGTACCGGTTTACCAAGACCTTCAGGATTTACTTGAAATAGGAGATTATTATGGCTTTACCAAAAATTTCTACACCAACATTCACGACAATTATTCCGTCAAATAAGAAAGAAATTACATATAGACCTTTTCTAGTTAAGGAAGAAAAAAACCTTTTGATTGCAATGGAATCAAAAGAACAGAGTGATATGCAACGTGCAATGATTGATATGATTTCAAGTTGCATACTAACTGAGGGTATGGATATTGCTAAATTGCCTTCTTTTGATTTGGAATATCTTTTTCTTAAAGTCAGAAGCAAATCAATTAGTGAAAAAGTAACACTAGGTTACAAACATAAAGATGGCATCAATTACAAGGGTGAACCATGCGATGCCGTAACTGATGTTGAAATTAATCTTGATGATATAGATGTAAAATTTTCTGATAAACACTCAGCAATTATAAAACTTGATGATAAGCTTACTCTAAAAATGAAATATCCCACAATTGCCGATTTAAAACTGGGTGAAGATATTAATGAATTTGATATGGTCGCTAGGTGCATAGAAAATGTTTATGACAACGAAGAAATCTATGAGCCTGATGATTTAGATGATGCAAAAGCCTTTTTGGGATCATTGAGCAATCAACAATTTGCGAAGGTCGCTGAATTTTTTAGCACAATGCCAACTTTGTCTCATAATATGACATATACTTGCAAGAAATGTGGTCAGGTTGATACCATCGAGCTAAAAGGTATAGCAGATTTTTTTTGAT